AGACATCATGATTACCTGGAATGATATCCATATGAATACCATTATCCTTTAAAGGTTCAAGGAATACTTTTCTATTATGATTAAGTGCTTTAAAGTTAATATTCTTACGATGATCATAGTAATCACCTAAATGAAAGATGTTAGTAATATCATGTTCTTTTAAATATGGGAAGAATATATCTCTATAAAATTCCTCTTGGTATTGCATAAAGATTTCTGATGAGTTTCTTACACCACAATGTGTATCCGATATTACAGCAATTTTCATACTGTAAACAACTCCAAACCCTTTTTCTTAACTTCCTTTTCTTCTTTAGCAAACTCTTTGATAGCCTCATCCTTAATACGGATCTTAGATATCTTCTCTCTTAATGTATTAATGAATGCGCTATCAACAGGGTTATTAACATCAATGCCAACCATGAATTGTTCTACATCTGCTTGTTCCATGAATCTATACTTAATGTCGGCTTGTTTCTTTTCTTTAATGATACGTCTAACAAATGCAAAGTAAGCGATTTGAGTGAAGTAAGAGAATGCATTGGGCTTACCAGTTCTTGTAGCAGCTTCAATATTATAGTTGTATACTGCTTTAAGACAATTCTCTACCCCGTCCATTACCATTTCATCTCTATAAGTGTATCTTACAAAGTTAGGTTTATGACTTAATCCTTCACATATTTTCATAAAACATGTAGCAATATAATCTGTTACTTGTGGGAGTTTATCGGGAGTGTCTTCTTGAGCTTTCTTATAAGCGGTGACGTAATCAACTACTGCATAAGAGAAGTCTCTGTTGTTTACGTAATGGGGTTTGTCTCTTGGTTTGATCTTTTCAGTCATGATATAAGTCTCATTAATTATAAAGTTTATAGATCTATTATAACATATTTCTTACTAAAAGTACACTAAATAGCTGTTTATTTTTTATTTTAAAAATAAGTGATAAAAGGGTGTACATTTACCGTAAAGTGTGATATAATAGACTAAGTAGTCGAGCCAGGATAGTACTATATATTTAATGAAGTACTTTAGATTCAGGTTTGATATTATCTTCTATTATAGTATTAAGTACTATTTTCATATACTGAGCCTTCATATGAGTATCTACAGGAGATTCAATAACAACATTCATAGCTTCTAATATATGTACTCTACCATCGGCAAATGGTATCCAAGGAGTTAAAACATAGTCATGTTCTGTATTAGTAGATACTGTCATAGGTTCTTCTAACCCGATACAATACTCATTATCAACATCATGTGTGTATGATATAATTGATTCACCACTCATTAATTTAAAGAACTTGATTGGTAGTTCTTCTAATGTGGTTGGTAGTTTATTATCTTCTTCCATATATGTATTTATAATAGCTCCACCTCGTGTATTTTAAATCTAAATTTCTGTTTAGCATATATCTTAATCCGTTCAGCACTATGGTTAAGAGTATAATTTTTACGGCTTTTCCAATGGAGATCATCAGCAATATCATATACTTTTGCTGGTTGGCCTGTAGCAGATTTACGAAGAACACGTCCAATACTCTGTAATACTTTGATCTGAGACTTACTTGGAGATGCAAAGATAATGTTATGGAGATTCTTAATGTTAATACCTGTGGAGAATGTGCCTAAACTTGCTACGATAATAGCATCATTCTGAGTTTCTGTAATAGCTCTTATATCCTCGCGTGTGTCTGCGTCTGTCATGCCTGCTACAAAGAATATTCTTCTATCTTTATGTGCTGCATCAGCAATCATCTTATGTAATGGTATGCCATGCTTCTCTACAAATTGAAATAGAACTAATGTATTACCCTTCTGATCTAATGCTAGATTCTTAATAAATTTATTGCGAGGATCATAAGAGACAATGTGCGAGATTTCATCAGGATATTTTAACTTGGATATTACCTTACACATTTCCTCAGGATGCTTCAAGAGCACCACTTCAATATCTAAATCTGATAAGTGATTGTCATCAATCAATGCTTTGGTACTTGTAACATTATATACAGGCCCGAACAAACCTTCTAATACTAGCTTATGCGTTTGTGTACCATCAAGTGTACCGGTTAAACCGAATCTATACTCAGCATTAGAACACTTCGTAAGAATAGATGTTAGTGATTTAGCTTTAAAGTTATGTGCTTCATCTCCTATCACCATACCAAATTGTTGAAAATATTCTTTAGGCATCTTGTATATGGATTGCCACGTACTGATATAGATTTGTGTATCTGCATTCTTGTCAATACCAGCCATGATTTGGTGACATACATTAGGATTAAACGTTTCGTCATCCTTGGAATAATCAGCAAAGTCACCATACATTTGTTTAACAAGTGATGTTGTAGGTACAATAAGCAATATCTTCTTACTCTTATTATATTCCATGAAGTATCGAATTAACAGGTATATGATTAAAGATTTGCCTGAAGCTGTAGGACTTACCAACAGTCCTTTACGATTACTCAATCCATATTTGACTGCATCTTTCTGGTAATCTCTAGGTTTAATATTACCTAGCGGTAATAGATCCACCCAATCTATATTATCATCAAATGGTTCTTGGTACGGTACTTCAATTGAATAGTTACGTTCAATACAGAATTGTTCTATATACTTTTGTAGTCCGCTGTATATCTTATTAGTTCTTAAATCAAGTAAGCGTAACTTGCCGTCCCACATCTTATTCTTAAATGCCGGCATATGTTTGTAACCGGGAACGAAGAAGGTAAAGAACTCAGACAGCTCCATCATGATACCCCTATCATCAGAGATAACTCTTAAATATGCTTCGTCAATCTTTTCTAACTTTATATCAATCACACGCCCGCCTCAAACTTCCGCCATTCAATGATATTCTTTATTTGAGAATGTCTCCATTTTATAGCATCTAATATCTCTTTTAGTGTTTCTATAATAACTTTATAGTACTCTAGTTCAGCCTGGCTCTTTTGTATATCCTTATCTGAATTATACCAATGATTTAGATCACCTTTGAGTGGTTTGTTAAGTCCATTGAACGGGTCGTAATCCCATTTTCTAATATCCATTTCAGATTGCGACATCTTCCCATTATAATACAACCACTTATCTTTAAGTAGGTTATCATATGATTGCTGTATTGTTTTCTTTTTGAGTTTGGCTACGGTAATAAGACTCAAGTATTTTGAGTGCAATGTAGCGTTTTTGATTGTTGTGTCGTCTAATTTAAACTGGTCGATGACTCCATCTTTTTCCCACATGTCAAGTATTTCTTGTATGTCCATAATATAACCTTCATAATATAGTTTTATTTATATCACTTAAAAAGGCATAAAACTTCTTGCCATACCTCTCGGTGAGAATTTGTTGGCCATGTTGCTAACCGATCCATTCATTAAATACATTTGTTTGTTGATCACCGTGATGTTATCATTTAACTCGTGGATATGTTTCTCCATTGCTAGAGTTGTATTATTCATCGTTGTCATATCTGTATTGATAGACTCCATTGAATAAGTCATTGAATTCATATTAATTCTAATTGAATGTAAATCGTCAGAGCCTTGTTTAAATGATTTGGTCCAAGATTCCATGTGAGAACCAACTACAAGACCTGCATATACAATAACAGAAGCCACTGTTAGTTGAGACATAGCTGTTATCCATAAACACCACTTAGAGTGACATGACATGTTATACTATTTCGAAATATGAGTAATTAAATGAAACAACCGCAGTTAAGTATTCCACGTCTGTTGTTGTTATATCAAAAGGTAATGATGAAAGGTTTGTAGGGTAAGCATCAATAAATCTAATCTGTTTAGTTAGGAGATTGGAGCTCGATAGAATATTAAGAGTTAAGTCTCTTACGTTAGCAGCGCTGTTATTGTTATTCACTTGATTATATAACCAATCATAAATCTCTTTATAATTGATTAGGTTCTCATCAACTAAGAATGAACATTCAAAAGCACCATACGTTATCTTATCTGCTGCAATTGCAATAGACCTAGATGGAGTATGATATTGTGCTCCGTCGACTGTAACGTCTGGGAGAATCATAGTTTGAACAGTAAATTCAGCTGTTGGGTAAACTACAGTATCTAACTGTAATACGAATGAGGTTGGATTTAAGTAATTTGGCATGTTATTATTTATACGTATTTCAGGCACAAAAAAGCCCCAATTAAGGGGCTCTCACGTTAAGTTGTTACTTACCTATTATAGGTTAGTTACAGCAAACGTTTGGTAGTACGTGTTAGCACCGTCAACACCCGAAGTAAATGGGTTATGAGTTACGCCGTAACGAGTCTTGAAACCAATCTTAGGTTGGAAGTCATTCTCACCAATTGTCTTCATCATTGATAAAGGAACGTATGGGCAGTAGAACATACCAGCATCATAAGCGTTAGTACCTTTATAACCAACAGTTACATAGTCAGTTGCAGCAAATGGATCAACATATAACTTGATGCCACCGTTAAGTGTACCAATAAATAAGTTACCATTTACATCAGCAAGACCAGTTGTTGCAACGTTACCATACTGAACTGAACCTGTTGCATTTAATGCAGCAGCTACACCAGAAGAGATGATAGCAAAGTTACCCTTACCACGTCTTGTAGCGATTGCAATTGCGTTTGCAGCCTTTTCAAAATGTGTAATAAGTGATTTGAATACTTCAACTTCCCAACGACCTTTAGAAGTACCAGTAACTGGAGTAGCATCAAATGCAGTAAATGCAACAGCTTGTGCATTGATTTTCTTAATCATCTCACGGTTAATTTCACCTAAGATTTCAGAAGAAAGGATGTTAGCCAATTCAGTTTCAGCATTAAGACCGTGTACAGCTTTAAGGTCTTGAGCTAATTCCATTGTGTACTGAGCACGTAATTGACGAGATTCAGCTTCAACAACTTGCTTCTCGATAGAGAAACCCATTTCGTTGTAGTTGTTACCTTCAGCTTCTAGCGTAGTCATTCTTGCGCCACCAGCTTTACCAGAGAACGAAGTATTAGGTTCGTTAAATAGTGCTTCTGTAGGTGCAACGTCATCAGCATTACCTGAAATACCGTCTGCTCCAGCAGTACCGTCTGAGTAGTTTGACTTCATAGCGAAGATCAAGCCAGTAGGACCAGTCATTGGTTGAACACCAGCAATATCAAATGCTAGTAAGTTAGGTGTAGAACGACGAACTAGTGAGATCATTACTGGATCCCAGTTGTTAATCGCGCCAGTTGCGTCAGTACCGCCAGCAGCCATACGAGTTTCGTTAAGGGCTTTCTCTTGGTTTTCAAGAACGATTGCTGTTACTGAACGTTTGTATGCGTCTGTAATAGTACCTGCATCAGAAGCTTCTAATACTGGGTTCCATTTTTCTTGTAGTTGTGTTGCGTTTAATTCCATGTGTTTTCTCCTATTAGAATTATTTAGTAGATGAAATAGCTGATAAGTATGATTGCATTGAATCACTTAATACCGTTGCTTTTTCACTTTCTTCGCTGATTGCATCGATTTCCGATACATCAACTTGTGTTTCGTCTTTGTTAAGGTAAGACTCTTTGATTGTCGCGACTTTAGAAGCAAAATCAGAATTGTCTTCAGCTTCAATAGCTTCTGATAATTCAGTTAATTTTGCAGCTTCAGTAGCAGCTAAACCCTCGCATGCTTCAGCAACGATAGACTTACGTTCGAAAGCTTTAACTTTCTCTGATAATTCCATGTTAGCTTCTTGACTTGCATTCAATTGATCTTTAGCATCAGTTACTTCTTCAGTTAAGGCATCAACAATTTCAACCTTATCTTCTGGTACATTGATGTGGTGTTCAACAAACACGCCATGTAATGCGTTGATAAATGACTCTGTGATTTCAGACTTAAGAGAGTGCTCAATAGCAACTTCATTCTCGGTCATCCAATTCTCAACAACGTAGTTAAGGTAACCATCTACCTTATCAACTAAGTCTTCTTTAATAGCTTCTACTTCTTCAGTTAAATCAGATGCATAACGCTCTTCTAATTCAACAACTGTCGTAGCCACTTTTGATTGTAACGCAGCTTCAAAGATTATAGATGCTTTATCCTTAAAACCTTCTGATAATGAATCTTCGCCATTGGCAAGTGCATCAATATCTTCTTTGAATTTGTCCTTTTTAGACTCCTTCTTAGTTTTAGCTTTAGCTTCTTTCTTCTCGTTTTCTACTTCACCTTCTTCGTCATCACCGTCTTCATCTTCATCTTCTTCTTCCGATTCAACTTTAGCTTTCGCTTTAGCTTTCTCAGCAGCTTCAAAGATTGCATCCAATTCATCTTTATTCATTTCTTGTAAAGATGCATTAATTGCAGATATCGTACGAGCTTCTGTTAAGGGAGCTTCTACTTCTGTATTAGTTTCCTCAACAATAACCTCTTCAGCGATGTCTTTAATTTCTTCTGACATATTATTTACTCCTGTTAGAGTTATAGTTTAGAGAGGAAATGCTCAAATCCAGTAACTTCAGATGCAGTGTTATCCACCACTTCTTCTGTTACTGTTTCCATCATTTCAGTCTCACCTTCTTCAATTGTTTGGATATAATGACCTGTGCCATCCATTTTCCAATCAACACCTTCCATAATGCCATTTACAAATGCATTAGGTGCTGATGGATCCTGCACGATGTCAACAGTTGAAAGCATAAAATCATCTTTCACATAGCTAACACCATTTCTATTTTCCAAACTTCCCATACCACGACTTGAAACACCAAGTTGAACACCACCTTCGACCAAACCTTTTACGATCTGACCCATTGGAGTATCTAACACTAGTGCTTTACCAATCACATTATTACCGTTCCATTTAAGTTCTGTAATTCTGTGACTAACTTTATCTAAGTTGATCGAAGGGCCTTCTGGGTGATTTAATTCACCTACGGCTCTACCGGTCATTACTTGTTCATTGTTGTATCTATCCACTGCAGCAGTAAGGACTTCGCGAGTATAAACTCGTCCATTTCTATTCTTGCCTTCCGCTTGCATAAAAATTCCTTCGATATAAGTTTCTTTCTTACCATTCTTTCCTTCAGTAATCGAGTAACCTAAACCTTCATTTGTATATTCTGCTATTAACTTCATATTATTTTAACTCCGTTGGTATTTT